AGTTCCGGTATGAACCTCGTAACAGAATCCTTTAAGTCCATTCCTTTTGCGCCTCGGGAACTGAAGGCATCGCCGGAGGTTCTGCAAAAGATTTACGACGCTGCCAAACTCGGGCTAAAAGGTGACGCCTTGGCCTTTGCGGCAGGGTTGCTGCCCGTCGAGTACCGTAGACTTTGCCAGTTAGATAACGCGGCTGCGGTCGCCGAGGGGAAAGGTCGTGCGGACTCTGAGGTTGAGGCAGCGTCGGCCTTGCGAGAAGGCGCGATTAATGGGGACACCAAAGCCGCGCTTGCCCTGCTCCAAAACCTTCATGGTTGGGTGGCTAAACAGCAAGTCCAAGTGGACATTAAATCCCAGATTAGTATTGTCGCCGCGCTGCAAGAGGCAGAATCTCGCGTCTTGGCGGGCCGCGTATTTGACGCTACGCCGGATCAATTAGCGCATGAGGCTACTGAGCCTCTAACCCTGAAGGACGAACGTGCAACAGCCGATCTATAGCCCTGAAGAAGAAGAGTTGCTGATGAGCAAACTCTGGTCGCCCGTTATTAAGGACGACCCAGAGGCTTTCGTGCTGCTCGCTTTCCCTTGGGGCCAGAAAGGCACGCCTTTAGAACACTTCAAGGGTCCGCGTAAGTGGCAGCGGGAAATCCTGCGAGACATCGCCGCCCACACTGCGAAGAACAAGACTGCTACCTCCTACGAAGTCCTGCGTATGGCAACGGCTTCGGGTCGCGGTATCGGTAAATCTGCGCTCGTGTCGTGGCTTATCCTCTGGATGCTCAGTACGAGGATTGGCTCAACGACCATTGTGTCGGCTAACTCGGAAGCGCAGTTACGCTCGATCACATGGGCAGAAATTACTAAGTGGGCAGCATTGCTCATTAACTCGCATTGGTTTGAGATTAGCGCCACCCGCGTGATGCCTGCCAAGTGGCTCGCCGAACTCGTTGAGCGTGACCTTAAAAAAGGTACTCGTTACTGGTCCGTCGAGGGTCGCCTGTGGTCAGAAGAGAACCCCGACTCATATGCCGGTGTCCACAACTTTGACGGCGTTATGGTGATCTTCGACGAAGCCAGCGGTATCCCTGACCCCATCTGGTCGGTGACGGCAGGCTTCTTTACGGAAAACACCCCGCACCGTTTCTGGCTGTCGTTTAGCAACCCCCGTCGTAACGAGGGCTACTTCTTCGAAGCGTTCCACTCTAAGCGTGCGTTCTGGAACACCCGCAACATTGACGCTCGCACCGTTGAAGAAACCGATAAGTCGGTGTATCAACAGATTATCGACGAATACGGCATCGACTCACCGCAAGCCAAGGTGGAAGTCTATGGTGAATTTCCGTCTGAAGGAGATGATCAATTCATACCGCCAAGCCTTGTGGATTTGGCGATGTCGCGTAGCAAGTACAAGGATGAGACGGCGCCTATTGTTATTGGAGTCGATCCGGCTCGCAGCGGAGCGGACTCGACCGTTATCGCCGTCCGCAAAGGTCGAGACATCATCGCCATCAAGCGCTTTAAAGGCGAAGACACGATGGAGATTGTTGGCCGAGTTATCGACGCGATTGACGAGTACCAACCCACACTCGTCGTCCTCGACGAAGGCGGATTAGGCTACGGCATCCTTGATCGCTTGAAAGAGCAGCGTTATAAGGTAGTGCGTGGCGTTAACTTCGGATGGAAGTCCAAGACCCCGGCTATGTGGCAAAACAAACGTGCAGAGTTGTGGGGCGAAATGAAGTCGTGGCTGAAAGACGCTGCGCTACCCAATGATAGGCAGTTAAAGGCTGACCTGACAGGGCCAAAACAGAAAATTAATTCCTCTGGCGCTATCTTGCTGGAGTCGAAGAAAGACATGAAAGCGCGTGGCCTTGCATCGCCTGACGCTGCCGATGCCATCGCCGTCACGTTTGCGTATCCAGTGGCGCACCGCGAATACCGCGAGCGACCGCGCACGATTACTACAAGTCGCGAGAGTGGCATGATCAACACTTGGATGGGTGCTTAATGGCTAAGAAGTCTGTCAGCCTCTCAGTTGGTAGAGGAGAAAAGCAGTCCGTGTCAAGAGGGGCGGGATTGACCGCGAAAGGCCGTGCAAAATATAATCGTGCAACGGGGTCTAATTTGAAGGCTCCGGCGCCCAGTCCGAAGACAAAAGCGGACGCAGGACGTAAAAAATCGTTTTGCGCCCGCATGAAAGGGGTCGTTCGCAACGCCAAGGGGCCAGCCGAACGCGCTAAAGCATCCTTAAAACGATGGAAATGCTGAAATGGCTGCAAACAAGGGACTATATGCGAACATTAATGCTAAACGCGCTCGAATCGCTGCGGGATCGGGCGAAAAGATGCGTAAACCGGGTTCTAAGGGCGCTCCAACGGCTGCCAATTTCAGAAAGTCAGCCCTTACCGCCCGAAAACCCCGTAAAACCTCCAAAAAAGGCTAAAAAACATGTACGGAAAGAAAAACCCCGGTCCGATCGGCGTGTCTCCCGGCGCAACAGTCGGTGACATGATCCAAAACAGCCGGATGCAGCAGCCCAGAATGCAAATGCCGCGTGCCCCAAAACGGGTAAACGCTGACATGCTACGCACAACAGTTGATTTTCGACCGACTCCGATAAAACGGGGTATGCGTTAATGCCTTTAGTAAGGTCTGCGTCTAAGGGCGCCTTCCGCAAGAACATCCGCGCTGAAGTGAGGGCAGGCACGCCGGTAAAGCAAGCCGTTGCCATTGCGTATTCCGTTAAGCGCAAAGCCAGTAAGAAGGGCAAGTAATGGCTAAAGACCCGACAGGGATGAAGGGCGCGGCTCAGGTGGCTAATACGCCCGAGAGCCGCCGTGCGCGTAGTACGGGCGATATCCTCGCCCAAGCGCGTACCCGAATGCAGTTGTCCCTGACGGCTTATAGCGAGTCTCGGGACAGCGAACTGGACGACTTGCGCTTTATGGCAGGTTCCCCAGATAACCGCTGGCAGTGGCCGCAAGAAGTCTTAGCCACCCGTGGCGCAGTGCAAGGTCAGACGATTAACGCTCGTCCCTGCCTGACCATCAACAAACTGCCTCAACACGTTCGGCAGGTCACTAACGACCAGCGCCAGAACCGCCCTGCGGGCAAGGTCATCCCGGTCGATGACAAGGCGGACATTGAAGTCGCTGAGGTGTTTGACGGTATCGTCCGGCACATCGAGTACATCTCGGATGCCGACGTTGCCTACGACACTGCTTGTGAGAATCAGGTCACGTATGGCGAAGGCTATATCCGCATTCTGACCGAGTATTGCGATCCCGATTCGTTTGACCAAGACATCCGTATTGCTCGCGTTCGTAACTCGTTCTCGGTATATATGGACCCGCACATCCAAGACCCGTGCGGAGCCGATGCAGAATGGTGTTTCATAACCGAGGACATGCCCCGTGAGGAGTTTGAGCGTCATTTTCCTGACGCCGAACCCATCTCGTCGATCCAGAGCCGTGGTATTGGTGACGAGAATCTGGCGCAGTGGATTACCGACGATTCAGTACGGATTGCGGAATACTTCTACGCTTACTATGAAAAAGCGAAATTAAACCTGTATCCGGGCGGTATGACCGCCTACGCCGACTCGCCCGAAGCCGCGCAGATGGAGGCCATGGGCCTCGCCCCTGTTCGCACCCGTGACGTAGACATCCGCAAGATCAAGTGGATGAAGACGAACGGCTACGAGGTGCTAGAAGAGCAGGAGTGGCCGGGTAAGTCGATTCCGGTTGTCCGCGTGGTCGGCAACGAGTACGAGGTTGAAGGCCGTATCTACATCAGCGGCCTCGTGCGTAACGCTAAAGACGCGCAGCGCATGTACAACTACTGGGTATCCCAAGAGGCAGAAATGCTCGCCTTGGCCCCCAAAGCGCCGTTTATCGGCTATGGCGGGCAGTTTGAGGGATACGAGCATCAGTGGAAGACCGCCAATACCCAGAACTGGCCGTATTTGGAGGTCAATCCTGACGTTACGGACGGCGCTGGCAACATGCTGCCGCTGCCCCAACGTGCCGCCCCACCCCTTGCACAAACGGGCCTTATTCAGGCTAAGATGGGCGCGTCGGACGACATTAAGTCTACGACGGGCTACTATGACTCCAGCCTTGGCGCCACGTCTAACGAGCGCTCGGGTCGAGCCATATTGGCGCGTGAACGTCAGGGCGATACGGGGTCATATCATTACGTCGATAACCTTGCCCGCGCTATCCGCTACGTCACTCGCCAACTCGTTGACTTGATTCCGAAGATTTACGATACCCAGCGTATCGCTCGCATCATCGGCATCGATGGGGAAACCTCGACGGTGCGTATTGACCCGATGCAGCAAGAGCCTGTCCGCAAGTTGGTGGATCAGGCTGGCGTTGTTATTGAGAAAATCTACAACCCGTCCGTTGGTAAGTACGACGTAGCCGTCACGACTGGCCCGTCCTACATGACCAAGCGCCAAGAGGCGATGGACGCGATGTCGCAAATCCTGCAAGCCAACCCGAACCTCTGGGGCGTGGCAGGCGACCTGTTCGTCAAGAACATGGATTGGCCGGGAGCGCAGGAGATTGCCAAGCGTCTTTCCAAAACAATTGATCCGAAACTGCTTGCTGATCCTGACGAAGACCCAGCGTTGCAGGCTGCTAACCAGCAGATTGAGGCGATGGGCGCTGAGATGGATCAGATGTTCCAAATGCTCCGAAATGTCTCGCAGTCCATGGAAGCCACGGAACTGCGGATTAAGGAGCAGGAGGCGCAGATTAAGGCGTATGACGCCGAAACTAAGCGTATCAGCGCGGTTCAGGCGGGTATGTCCGAAGAGCAAATCCAAGACATCGTGATGGGCACGATTAGCGGGATGCTGTCCTCTAATGACCTTGTAGCCCCGGCCCCTAGAGAGGCTGAAATGCCGATGGAAATGCCACCGCAAATGCCGATGGAGTTACCGCCGCAATGACCTGCGAAGTCTTTATCGGACGGCTATTTTTAGCGCGGGATGTGACCCATTCCACGCACCTGAATACCCGTAACTACGCTAAACA